GCAAGGGGGGTTTCGTTTTTTAAAAAACCTTTTCCCTGTAGTGCCTGGTTACGGGCTTGTACCCTTTGGGCGTTCTTTCGGTTTACGTAGGTTGCGCCTCGTCTGCTGTTACAGGCTTTACAGCTGGGTACTAGGCCGTCCTCATGGGTACCGCCTAGGTCGGCTTCGATCAAATGGTCGGCTTCGGTTGCTGGTGCTTTTCGACACCAATAGCAGACGGGTTTATCGCGTAGTAGTTCGGCTCGAGCCCGTTTGTATGCTTCAGTTTGGTGGTCTTTTGCCATGTCCCTACTACTTACGCTGGTGACTATTACATATTTTCAGTTCTTGGTTATTAGTTCTTATTAAGCGGTCAGGAAATCCGAGGTCGGAAAACCTGTCCCCGGTTGTGGAAAAGTTAGGTACTTCTCCCCAGGGTTATCCACAGGCTGGTCGTATATCAGGGTATGGGTAGACCATAGGCCGGCGCTATCCTGCTGTTTTATGCGGCGTATGTACCCGTAGGTTTCTAGCTGGGTCATGGCTGACCGTACCGCGTGTATACCGTCGGGGGACTGACTAGCCAGGTTCGCCGTCGTGGTTCGCCAATTGTCGGGTTTCGACAGTAGGTAGACCAATAAGCCTCGGGCGCGCCAACCTAGACGGTTATCGGTCAGTACGTCGTTTCGTATAACGGTGAAGTTTTCGCGCGGTCGTGGCGCTCGAATAATCACAATTCGCCCGTTTCGTGGCGCCTGATCGTTTCCCTGGTCGTTTGTAGTGCTTTCTTAGCGTGATCTAGTTCGGCCTCGAGCTGTCGGCAACGGGCCGCTAGGCCGTCGATCACGTCATTAGCGTTTTGTAGCTGAAACTCGCGAAACTTCACGGTTTCGTTCAGGTCGTGAATTTTGGCGGCCTGCTCGTCAATATGGGTACGGGCTAGGGATATTTGGCGGGCCCATTCGGCCATTTCCTGTCGGGCTTGGATCAGGTCGTATACCTCGGTCATTTCTTTAGCCTTTCTTTTATTGTGGTGATGTCTCGAGGGCGCCATAGGTGTACCTCGGCGCCGGCGGCCGCCAGGTCGGCTAGCCATTCGTCCTGTTGAGGTGACGTTCGACCTATGGCCGATTTGAGTTCGATAAACAGCAGGTCAGGCGGTCGAACTAGCACCAGGTCAGGAAACCCGGCGTGGCCCTGTATAGGTGTCGCCCATTTTCCGCTAGGCATTTGTGCGGGTCGGCCGTGATGAACCCGCCACCCGTACAGCTTCGCTAGCTCGATCACGGCGTTTTGTAGCGCCTTTTCGTTCACCTTAAACACGTCGCCTATGTTTCGGTCGTCGCGGGTCATGGCCGGTTTGGGTAGCTCGTGACGGGCCATAGGCGGCCCTGGTTTACGTAGTAACCGTTTATGCGGTTCTCGTGGCGGTGTACCTCAAGGTAGGGCATAGCTTCGGTTAGGGGTAGCCAGCCGGCCAATTCGACGCGGTTTAGCTGGTTACCTATCCAGGTCAGGAAATAGCGGGCGTAAGGCGGTTTACCGTGTGGGCCGGCCTGGGTTTCGCGGTGCTTTATATACAGGTTTCGGCCCGGTGTAGTGGTGCGAACCTCGATATAGGGCGTGACGTCGAAACCGTCGGGGCCGTCGTAGCGGTCTATCCATTCGCCGCCCGTGTACTTCGCTACCGCTAGTTCGCCGGCGCATGACCGTACCCAAATATCTAGTTGCTCGTCATCGGTTCGTTTATGGATCATCGACGGTTGTGACCAGGTGTAGGTTTCGTCCATTTTTCGGGCGGCGGCTGTCCTAACTCGGGTCATTTCCTCGGCGCTTAGGTGAATCGTGACCATTAGGCGGGCTTTCGTTCGGCGGGCTTTAGCCGGTCGATCAGGGCCGTAGCGTCGGCTTTCGTAGCCGGTACTTCGCCGCTGTAGCCCAGGCGGTCCAAAAACTTTAGTTGCGCTGGGCTAGGCGGTTGCGGGCTCGAAGGTCGGGCGGCCGAACCCAGGCCGGCGCGTTCTACCTTGCTCATTTCCTCGACACTCGGCCGGTTTATAGCGCCTTGGTATTTCCAATTCGCGAGCGCGCGGCCCACGCAAGAAGTTTCCGCGTTTTCTACGGCGCTGGTTTCGTTCACCCTCGAGGACCCGCGTACTTCCTCGGCAAAACCGACGGTCGTCGGTACCAGGTCGTCGCGGTGTCGGTAGACCGCGGCGCGCATAAGGACCCGTTCGCCGTCGTCTACCAGTAGCTCGGTGACTATGCGGCCGTCGGGGTTATCGGCCCAAAATAGGGGTAGCCGGTCGGCTACCGTCGAATAGTTCGGTAATGCCATGTCGGGACACTTTCTACTAGGTTTGCGGTAATCGTACCGTATGGGTGTGTTACGGATAGATTTTTAGACGTCGGCGTAGTTTTTGGCGTTGCTGTTCGGTCGTCCCGCCGTAAATGCCGGGTAGGTCACGGTCGGCGAAATGTAGGGCGTAGCTTAAACATTCGTCGCGTACTAGACAGTTCGAGCAGTAAGCAACGGCGGCCGCTACTTTTTTGTTTTCGCCTCGGCCAGGGAAAAATAGGGCGGTGTCGGCGCCGCGACAGGCGGCCCGGTCGCGCCACGCTAGCGACACTTAAGGCGCCAGGGGTCCCAGCCACATTTACCGGCCTGTTCTCGAGCTTCATATAGGCGGCGGGCAAACGTCAGGTTGGCTAGCGGGTCGGTCATGTCGGCGTGTGTCCAACCCATGTCGGCTAGCCACGCTCGGTGTATTTGGTTTATTTGGGTTAGCCCGACGTCTACCGGGTTTCCTGTTGTCGCGTTTCGGCGTATAGCACCAGGTAAACAGCGGCTTTCGCGCCATATCACACTTAGTAGCGTTTCGATCGTTTCACGCTCGGCGGGCCAACCGGCCATAATGGCGGTATCTACCCATTCTTGGCATGGTGTATCAGGGCCTACCAGGGCTATAGGTGTCGTGGTGGTGGTAGGTGGCGGGCTGACGGTAGTTGTCGGGGCCGCGGTGGTACTCGAGGGCGGTAGCGGCGTGTAGACGATCGTCGGCGCCGGTACGGTCGGTTTAAGCGGCGTAGCGTCGGTATCGACAGCTAACGCCCATAGGCCGGCGTAGGTTAATACGCCCGCTAGGGCTAATGGGGCTAGTTTCACGTTGCTTCTCCTACGGTCGGGTCCCTGTCGGGCGTCGGATAGCCCGAGGTTTACCGAATTCGTCGGGACGCGTCAATTACCTTTTTTGCGGCCAATAATCGGATCGACCGAAACGCCCGCTTTGGCGGCTAAACCGTTGCCTATCGCATAGCCGATAATGGCCGACAGCAAACCTACGCCGGCGTCGCGGCTAATGCTGTCGGTTGCCATTAGGACGGTAATACAAACCAGGGCGACCAGGGCAATAAGGGCTTTCGGCGGGTTCGCAATATTCATTATTTCGTTTCCAAATCGGGAAAAGCGGCGACCGCCTCGAGTACGGCCGGCGGCGGGTTGTCGCCACATACGTAGCGTATATGCCAGGGTTCGGCGTTTGGACCGTTAGCCACTTCCCACGAAAACCCGTAGCGGATCGCTGAGGACTCAAAACCGTTAGGGCCGAGTAGCCATTCCAGCAAATCGCCCGACGCGTTAGCGACGTCTACGGCTAGCCCTAGACCGTGATTAGACGTACCGGGGGTAGCCATAGGGGCCACGCCTGGTTTTAGGTACCAGGGGCGACCCTGGTAAACGCGGGTAACCCTTGGGCTACGACCCGTGTTTTTTGGGCTGTACCGCTGTAGGAAACCTGATTCTTGGCGGTCGTAGCTTCGGTAACAGTCGGCGGGGCTGGTCGGCTTTAGCTCGTGGCCGGCGAAGTATGCCTCGAGGGCGAGCGCGTCAAATGCGACCCGGGCGGCTGGGTATAGCTTTCCTTTCGGGTAGCTGTGTAGCGCCTCAAGTTTCGCCGCTGGTAGCCGGCCGTTCGTGACGTCCTGTAGGCCGCTAGGGACAATTAGGGGTAGTACGTGGTAGGTCATGCGGGCGGTGTCGGCCATACCGGGTTAGCCGGGTCGGTCGTATTAGCGGGCAGGTCGCGCAACGCTTGGCGATAGCCGGCCCATTCGAGGCTATCTACGGGCGCGTCGGCTACTTGTGTCCAGTCAGTCGCCGCCAAAATTGTATTACGTTGATCACGTAATAGCGCCCATATACCGTTTTCGGCGGGTTCCAAGGCGTCTATTTCCTCGGGCGTTAGGTCCGTTTCGACCGTTTCGCCGGTTTCGCAATTTACTACTAATTTTTTCACTAGGAAACTCCGTATAGGGTGTAGGTACCGCCGGTAAGCGTTGCGCCCGACGAACTGTCTAGCTGAATTGAGTTGAGAACGTAAGCGCCGCCCGCGTACTGTCCGTGGCCGAACATATGGCCGGCGGCGTCTGATCGGCGCGAACGCGAATAAAACTCGCAATTTTGGAAACGGCTAACCGAGTAATGAGGAAACCAGGCGTCGAGGTTCATAGTAAAACCCGACGTCCAAAAACCGTTATCGACCTGCCAGCCAACAGCCGAAGGAGTAAGCACAACGGTACTACCTGAAACCACTTGACGCCTATAGCTACTGCTTGTAAAACCGTTAAAGCGCAAATACCAACTATTAGTGGCATCAACCGTAATAGTGTCGCAAACGAAATATAGGTGTTTATAGGTTGCGGGAATAGACGACAAAACAAATGACGAACCCGACAGGGTGCCCGACGCGATTACCGAATAGCCACCCGACGACGCTACGGCTTCCCAACCCATACCGCCGGCGCCGTCGGCCGTCAGTACGTAACCGTCCGTAATTCCTGTCGGGTCGGCTTCGTTTAGGTTGGTGCCAATATTGTTCATTTGGGCGGCGTTCAGTACGTCGCCGTCCGAAAAATCGGTTTTCGTGGGCCAGGTCATTTTTTCGTTCTCCTAAAGTGTGCTGGTACCTAAAATACCGAATTCTGACGACCCGAGTACGAAAGCAGTACCGAGGGGTATAGCTGTCGTGAATGTCGTGAACCAGGTACCTGGGGTTATTTGGTGGGTGACGCCCTGAACGGTTAGGTCGGCTGTGATCGGGCCGCCGACGGTCGTTCGGGTTACTTGGATCGGGTCGCCTATGTCTAGCTCGAGGGCGGCCGCTACCCGGTTTGACGGGCTCGAACAGTCGATACCGATAGACCTGATAAGCAGGCCGACCGATTTACGGGCGTTCAGAATACTGTTAGCTTGGCTGAGGGCCTGGGTGTCGGTTTCCATAAGTAGCCCGGTACGCGACAGGGACCGCCGGTAATAGTTGCTAATGCTGGTCGCGTCCTGGGCGTTTTGGGCGGTGCCGCCGACTCGGGTAACGGTTACGTCGTTTGCTAGGTCGGTGTCGTCTAGCGTGACGTCGATCGCCTGGTACTGAATGTTCGTATTGGTGTCGTCGAAATAGGTTTTTGTCGTTGTCGCCTGTTGGCTAAGGGCGTCTTTTGATTTAAAGACGGCGTTACCGGCGGCGTCCATATACAGGGCGCCTAGTTCGGTGTCCTCGAGCTGTTGTAGGACCGTGAGGGCTTGACGGATACCGCCGGGGTCGTCCTGAACGGTAACCGAACCCGTCGAAATGGTCGTTTGGCTAGACGGCCAGCCGGCGGCGGCGAGAACGTCGGCTACGCGGTCGCCGGTATCTTGACCGGCTGACGCGCCGGCGATCGTATCCACTTCGGCCAGGTTTAATAGCCGAAACCCGTCGTTAGCGACAATATTGACGCGGGCCAGGTCGGCGCCCTGGGGGTAGGTGTAATCCCAGGACGTTATATAACCGGAAAACAGGTAGTAGTCGTTTCCGCTGTATGACGCCGAAATTCGTATTTGGCGTAGGGGCAGAATGTCGCCGTAATAGGGCCCTGACGGGTTTTCGGGGTTTAGGTCGCCGGTGTCGTCGTACAGCTCGAGAACAGCTACGCCGCTGTCGTAGTGGTCGAAAATGCGGTCACGGCCACGCCGAATATTTAGGCTGGTGACCTGGCTAGTGACGTCTACAGGTAACGCCGCTGAAGTACCCAGTACGCTTGTACCTAAAATGCCTTGGCTAGGTGATCCGAGTACCAGGGCGTTACCGAACCCGGCGCCGGTACCGAACCGAATTTCGACTTTCGGGGTTGCGGGAAGTGCCATTAGTAAACCAGCTGATTACCGCTACGTTGGCTATCGGACAGGCCGCGTCGTACCGTTTCGATGAGGTCGCGTTCGCTAATAACCGACCCGGCGACGTTAATAACGATCGTGTCCCCGCCGGCGTTTGGGCTGATACGGCCGGCGCCTGTCGGAATAAACAGTTCGGGCCCGTTTTCGCCTACCAGGTAGGGCGTATTTTGGGCGACGAACCCGCCCATAGCGCGAGCGGGATAGGTGACCGACGTTCGGCCCGAACCCATACCCGATGTAGTGCCGGCGGCCGCGCGGGCTTCCTCGATTACCTGCCTAAACGTCGTGGTTACTTCTCGCGGGATAGCGTTTAGCTGGGTGATGTATTCGAGAAGTTGGGCGCGTAGCGGGCTACCGGGGTCTAGTTGGTCGGCTACTTTTTGTAATTCCTCGGCCTGAATTTTGGCGGTTTCGGCGGCTGTTAGCTGTTCGCCTGACGCTTTCGCCGTGTCGGCGGCGAGTTGGGCGGCGGCGGCGGCCTGACGTAACGCGTTTTCGTATACTTCGTTTTCGGCGGCGGCCAGGTCGCGGGCGGCGTCGGTACCCTCATAGGTACCGTCGATCATGCTTCCGAGGGTGTCGTTATAGGCGGCTACGGCGTCGTCGGTTGCCCAGGTTTGGGATTCGTAGCCGAGCTGGGCGTTAAATGCCGACAGCGTGGCCGTAACGACCGCCTGTAGTTGTCGTTCTTGGTCCTCGAGCTGTTGGTTTAATTCCTCGGCGGCTTGGGCCGCTTCCTCGCTTTCGTCGGTTAGGCCGGCGATCGCGTCGCTATGACGTTCGGCGTCGGCTTCGGCCTGCTGGAACCCGGCGACCTGCTCGCCAATAATACGGTTCACTTCCTCGGTCGTAAGCCCTAAACCTTCTTGGATTACGTTTAGGTCCCGCAACCGTTCGGTTGTACCGATACTGGTTTGGGCGAGCTTCGCTACGTATTCCTCGGCGTTACCGAATTCGCCGGCGAACAGCGCCGCGGCGTAGGTTGCGGCGAATTGCTGTTTAATGTTTTCGTCGGTTGCTTTCGACAGCTCGCCTAATTCCTCTTGGAATTTGGCGGCGTTTTTAGCGGCGTTTTGGGCGTGTAGCGAGTAAACCAGCAGGGCGCCGCCGAGGGCGCCGGTCGCTACGCTCGCTGTTTTGGCGGCCAAACCGAACCCGGTTAGGGTCGTTCTAACCGACTTCATCAGGCTACCGACCAGCCCAAACGTGACTATTAGCGTTTTAGCTTCTTTAGGTAGGGCGCTGAAACCGTCTATTAGCGGTTTAATGACCTGTAATAGTTGGGTCATTACAGGTACCAGGGCTTCGCCTATTTCGGCCCTAGTGTTCTCAAAATCGGCTTTTAGGATACGTTGGCTATTTGCCAGGCTGTCGGACGTGTTAGCGAAATCGCCGGCCGTTTGGGCGGTGCTTTCCATTAGCAGGCCGTAGCGGGCCGTCACCTTTTCGGCTTCGGTCATACTGGCGGCCGAGTCCGAAATCCCGTTTTCGACTGCGTAGGCGGCGACAGCGGCCGCCGACAGGTCGATACCGAACGCCCTAATAGGTTCGGTCGAACCCGCTAGTGATGACTGGAAAATTTGGGCGGCTCGAGGAATGTCGAGGTTCATAACCGACGCAAAGTCGGCTATACGGGTCGTTAGCTCGGTAGTGACGCCTACGACGTCGCCGTTAGCGCCTGCTAGCTGTTTTGTAAAACCGGCGAATTGGACAGCAAAAGCGTTAAATTCGGTTTTCGACATTCCGACGGCTTTAGCGGCGTTTTCGCCAAATTCGAAAATACCCTCGGACGCTTTACCAAACGTGACTTGTACGGCGTTAGCGCTTTCGGCTAGGTCCGACGACGCGTCAATAGCGCCTTTAGCGAACCCAATAATTTTTTGTGTTGCGAACGCGCCGCCGATAGCTTTAGCTACGTTCCCCATTTGGTTTTGTAGGGACCCGGCCCGCTTTTCGACGTCTGCGAACGCGGCCTTAGCTTTGGCCGCGTCGGCGGTCATTAAAATGCTTATTGCGGCTTTTTTGGCGGCCATTATCCGAGGTTCCTATTCCAAATTTCGTAGACCTGCGCTAAATACGCTTCGGTCACTTCGTCTACCCGTTTATCGGCGGCTCGATACAAAAACGGGTTTGGGTGGATACGGCGACGTCCCCAGCCGAAATGTATAGGGCCGGCGTACGGTACTTTCGCCCGGCCGGCCGATACCACGCCGCCGCGCTGTTGCCCGCTAGACCTAATCGTATTTTTTAGGTTGCCCGACCTAACGGGTACCTCGGTACGGGCCTGACGTTCGACTATTTCGGCCGCTGTTTTACCAGCCGCTTTAAAATCGTCTTTAGCGGCGTCGTCGAGCTTTACCAGGGCCCGACGTAGTTTGTCGATACCCTCTACTCGGATCGGACCGCCATAGTCGATAGCCATTATCGTCGTTCGCTTGCTTTCTTGATCGCTTCGCCACGATCGTTTAGGTATTGGACGATCGCGTTAAAAACGTCGGGGTCGGTATCCAACAGGTCGTTAGGTGCTATCCCGGTTTCGCAAGCGATCGCGGCCACTAGGTTTAGGTACCCGCCTTTTAATCGTTCTCGTCTTTTGGGTCGTTACCGTCAATTAGAAATTCGACCTTTTCGATTTGGTCTAGCCAACCCTCGAACACTTTTACTTTATGCCCGCTGTTTCTCGAGGCTTCCCACGCCAAATAGTAAACGTGTTCCTGCCGCTGTTCCTCGGCCAGGGCTCGAGTCAGGGACATATTAAAATGACGTTCGAACCCGACCGCCGAACGCGGCGTAATCCGTACTTCATACGCCGGTTCGTCGATCGGGGTCACTTTGAGGCTAATACCTATCATGTCGGGACCCTTTCGGTTACGGGGTTGTCGATCGGGCGAACGTGCCGCCTGTAAACGTCACGCTAACGGTCTGAAGTTCGCCGACCGACGCCGAAACGACCGGCTGGGTCGAAAGCATGGCGTTCGTAATCGTGAACTCGGGGTTAGTGGCCGAAACGGTACCGGGGTCGGCCTTAATAACCAGCGTCGTCGTTCCATCGCCCAAAATGCCGAAAAGCGTATCCTCGATATCGCCGGTCCCGTAAGCGTTAAACAGCTCGAGGGTCACTTCGACCGACTGAAGTCCCGGGGCGAACTTTCGGCCGCTGTCCGAAAACGCGGTAATTTCGAGGCTGTCGTAGCCGAGGTTTACGGTCGCTGTCCGACAGTTGTCGGAAAAATCGACGGTTGCGACGGTCACGCTCGGGTTCGAAAGCGTGTAGGTAGTTGCCATAGTTGATTTCCTTTTAGGTTAGTGACCCTATGCGTAGGGTCAGGTCGTAAGCGGGTAGTTCCTGCGTTCCTACCTGCCATATGGACGGTTCGCCGCTGATCGCGTACAGGCCGCTATTTATGATCGTTTCGGCTTGGGTTAATAGGTAGTCGGCGGCGTCCAGGTTCCCAGGCGGGCCCGCCAAAATTTGGACCAGTACCGTAATATCGGTGACCTTATTCGTGTAGGCCGTGAATTCGGGAATACCGACGAACACGGTTAGCGGTCGGGCGTTTCTCGGGTCGATCACGGGCACCATACCTAACGCCGTCAGGGCGTTAGCTACGTAGGTTCGTGCTTCGACCAGGCGACCGCTAGCGGGCATTTATGCCACCTGCGGCCGGCCGCAACCCAACAGTTGTAGGACACGGCCCATAGTGAACGTCGGCGTGACCGCTACCGACATATCGCTGAACGACTGAAATCCGTCGATACTGCCACGTTCCCTGTACAGGCTCGCGGCGTAGATCACTACCGCAAGCTTCGACGCTGGGTCGGGGACGATCGTCGGGTTATCGACATAGCCCGCTTCCCTGCGGCGCCGGTAGCAAAAGCTATTACTAGCGTTGGTACAGGTTTCGAGGTAGGCGGTGTCGTTTGCGGTTGCGGTTGCGATACCCAGGAATTCGTTTACGTCGTCGCTGTCGGCCCAGGTTACTTCGGTAGTCAGGACGGCGCCGACGGGGGAGAACGACGCTACGTCCTGACCGCCGGCGTGATAGGTCACGACGTCGGTACCGAGGTCTACGGTAATTAGCTGGTTATGACCGTCGAAGTGTTGCCCGACGTTGTAAACAATGACGTGTTCGCCGGCGACCAGGCCGGTAGCGTCCGCGAGGGTAAGGCTAGCTACGTTGTCCGTTAGGACAGCCGTGTTAATTACGTAGGTTGCCATGCGCTACCGGCCCGGTCCTGTCGATCAGACGAACGCGGCCTTACGGAACTTAGCGACGTCGATCATCAACGTAGCGAAGTTACCGCGGAACGCGATAGTGCGGGACAGGTTCGACGGGTTGTCGATCGACAGCGCGCCGCGCTGTTGCTCGAAAATTTCGTAGCCGTCGGCGTGACCGACGATAACCGTATCGTTTGCGAAATTGCTGTCCACGACGACCCGCAAACCAAACGCCACGTTGTCAGTCTGGCCCGGGTTCATGGAACCAAACGCATTCATGGGCCCGGTCATCGGGAAAAGCGGCCGGTCCGCGGTATCGACCAACAGGCCGAGGCTTCGCCACATATTCGGCGACAGGAACAAATGGGTCGGCAGGTAGTCGGTAGCGGTCAAAATTTCCTCGCTAGCGACATACACCCAACGGGCCCATTCGGCCGGATCGGCAATCGACGCAACCGTAAAGTTGGTGGTACTCGAGGCGCCGCTAACGAGGTTGTCGGCGGCGATGTTGTCGGTTTGCTTCGCGTACTGGCGGGCCATGTCGTCGAGAATCAGGCTAAGCACCTCGGGACTCGTCCAGCTAAGGTCCTGTTCGGAAATTTGGACGTAGCCGCCAACCGTCAGTTTCGTGACCTGATTATCAGTAACGACGAACGTGCCGGCCTGAAGTGTGTCGAATTCTGCGGCCTGTTGGGCGATACTCGTGTGGGTCGTCACTTCGGGGCGAATAAACACTTTGCCCGACGCGGGCATAGCCTTCGTACCGATAGCGTCGATAACCGGCCGCAACCCGCGGAGGGAATTGTAGACAGGTCCGACGATCGGGGTCGGCAAAATTCCGGGGGTGTCGGCTGTTCCGACTTCCGGCGCGGCGGCTCGGATTTTGTCGAGCAGGGCGGCGAATTCGTGGCCGCCGCCGAGGTACGCCGAAATATATTCGGCGGCTGTCGGCATACGAAAATCACGTTTCGGTTGGGCCCAAAGCGGTTCGGTTGGGATAGTGACCGGCGCCGGGGCGGCGGCCTCAATTTCGGTAGTTTCCATACATTCTTCCTTTTCTTGGGGTTCGGTGTCGTCGTTCTCGTCGTCCTCGGGGGCGGCGGCGGCGACCTGGTGAATACGGGCGTCCTCGAACGCGGGAACGGCCACTAGCGACAGCTCGTGGAACGTGCCGGCTTCGACGATTAGCGTCCCGTCTTTACCGTGTTTGTATTTTGTGGGTTGTACGCCGACGCTTACGGCGTCGATCGCGCCCATTTTCAGTAGCTCGAGGGCGTCGTTACCTGCGCTGGTTTCCGCAATTTTGGCGGTAAACATAAGCCCTTGCTCGGTGCTTACGCGTTCGGTAACGATACCGACGATACGACCTAGGTCGTGGTTTTCTGCGAGCTTCGGCGCTCGGCCGTCCTCGGGCAGACTATTACGCTCAAACCGTACCTTTTGGCCGAGGCTGTCGGTCGTAGTGACGTTCCAGGGGACGGCTAGGCCGGTAATGGTTCGGGTTGGTGTGTCGTCGGCGGCGGCGTCGATCGACAACTCGGTAGCGGTAAATTTAAGCATTATCGGGCGTGTCCTCGGCTGGGGTTAGGTCGGATAGGTCGGTAGTACCCAAAAGGTCCTCAAGGTCGAATTCCACGTGACGGCCGCGTGGTAGCACGTTGTCGGCGCTTAGCGTTTCCTCAATAGCGCGTAGGTAGGGCATAGCGCCGAATAGTACGAGGTCCTGGCGGGCCTGTTGGGCGTTTTGGTAAGTGAACGTCGAACCTGTCGGCGCGCCGACCAAATAGGGCGGTACGTTCGCGACGTTCGCTAGTTGTAGTGACGCGAATTGGCGGGCTTCGGTTAGCTGTAGTTTCGACGGGTCGCTCGAGAATTCTACGAATTTCACGGCTTCGTTTAGGGCGCCAATAGCGTTCGTTTGGCGGGCTGTCGCCCATGCTGACGCCAGGTCGGCCAAGTCGTCGGCGTCT